ATCAATCCCGAGAAGTAGCGGAGCCGTGCTCATTCGGGCCAGCCGCAGGACTTCTCGCAATGGCAGCCGGAGCCTTGGCGGCCGGAGCGGGCGTTTTAATGGTTGGAGCTGGAGCCGTGGTACTTGCTGCAGCAATCGCAATGATCGCAGCAGGAGCAACAGCCAGCATGGCCTCATTCATGCTTTTAGCAACAATGGTCCGTTTATTCGGAACCGCAGCACTATCAGCAACAGCACCAATCCTGGCACTCACAGCGGCAATGCTGCCATTCGCGGCGGCCGCACTTGCAATGGCAGGCGGGGGAACAGCAGGGGGGGGCGCCCCAGCCCTTCGAGTACTGGCCGCCGGAGCCCTAGCCGCATCAGTCGGCATGGTACCACTTGCAGCAGCCCTGGCACTTGCAGCAGCATCGGTGGAAATCATCGGAGCCAGTGCAAAGGCAGCTGGATCGGCGCTTAAATCAATGGCCAAAGGTGCAACAGGAACCGCGGCCAAGATGGCAATCATAGCTGCAGGAGCCGCACCACTTGCAGCAGCCCTGGCACCACTCGCGGTCGCAGCGGCAGCAGCGGCAGCGGCAGTCCTGGCCTTAGCGGCAGGAAGTACAGCGGCGGCAGCAGCAATCATGCTCCTGGCAGCAGGAATCACAATGACAGCCGGAGCGCTGACACTTTGCAGCGCATCGATAACAGCATTCAAGGCAAGCGCGGCAGGAATCAACGCAGTGGCAACGCCAACAGCTGCAGCATTCACAAGGATGGCAGTGGCAGTGGCACCGTTCACTGCAGCGATCACAGCGCTGGCCGGACCGATGATGGCAACATCAGCAGCCATGGTCGTATTTGCAGGAGGCATCACGGTAGCGGCAGGTTTCGCCACCGCGCCGGCCGGATCCCCGCCTGCGCCACCCGCGCTGGCCGTATCCCTGCGGTCGACAATGGCAACACTTGGAACGCTCGGAGCTTTAACCACAGTAGCCATGAATATGGTCACAGTGGCCATCAGAAACTCCATGACACAGTCGAACCAGGCCGTGGTAACCGGAATCACCGTGATGCGGACAACAACGCAGACCGGAATGACAACCATCGTGGCTGTGACCAGAAACGGCATGACCATGTTCGTGGTGGCGGTCAGAACAGGCGGAAGCCAGGCAGTGGCAGCATGCAGAAGCACAAGCAGCCAGATGGTCGGAGCTTTCTCCGGACTTTCAGGAAGCATGTACAGCGCCGGATCATTCGCGATGGCCGGACTCAGGAACGGTATCGCAGCCGGTGGAGCTGCAGCGATCGCCCAGGCGAGAAGCATAGCCAACCAGGTAGCAGCAACCGTCAACAGCGCTCTGAAGATTCACTCTCCATCAAGAGTCCTGGATCAATCAGGACAGTACGCAGGCCAAGGTCTCGCAGGAGGTATCCAGAAGACCGGAGCACTCGTTCAGAAGGCAGCCAACGAATCACTCGCGCAGCCAGTAATGAACGCAGGATCCAAGACGCTGGAGGCTCCACAGTTTGAGAACCGGTCGAGCGTGATCGGAGACACCGTGAGCGCATTTACTGGACAGAAGCAGTCCGGGAATGGTAACAGCAATGAATCTGCAAGCCAGCAGTTCGTATTCAGTCCAACGTACCGATTCGAGGCGGGCACACCGTCCAAGGAGGACATGGTAGAGGCGAACAGAATGAGCCAGGCAGAATTTAAGAAAATGATGAAAGAATACCTGCGGACGGAAGGCCGCCGGGCATTCGCATAGAAAGGAGGATATAAGTGGCGAACGTTTACTACACAGAAGCAGGAGACACATGGGACAAGATCGCATACGACCAGTATGGATCCGAAAAATTCATGCAACAGCTAATCCTGGCAAACTGGGACAAACTGGACGTGCTTGTATTCTCCGACGGGGAGGAAATCATCCTCCCCGATATCCCCGAAGATGAACTCAACGACACACCGGTATGGAGATCTGATTCAGACAGAGACGATGGAATACCGGCGGCAGATGAAGACGAATCGGAGGTGGAGTAATGGCAGAAGCAAGACGCGTGATCCCGGATATAGACTTCAATGGGAAAAGCGCAAAGAAGTCGCTGGACGGTCTCACGGAGCAGATCGAATACGACGACGTGGCATCCGGAGCCAGCGACACGCTCTCCATTCAGGTCTTCAATAAAGACATGAAATTCTTAAAAGGTTGGCTGCCGAAGAAGGGAGACCGGATCACGGCCAGCCTCACCTTTAAGAATTGGACCAAAGAGGGAGCAGACAAAAAGCTATCATGCGGAGACTTTCTCCTGGATGAGATGAAGATGACCGGAGGTCCGCTCGTGGCCACGCTTGGAGGAATATCAATCCCGACAAACTCGGCCATCAAATCAACTAACAGGACAAAGACCTGGAAGAAAGTCAGCATTAAACAGATCGCCCAGGAGATCGCAAAGAGATACGGCCTGAAGCTCATCTTTGATGGACCGAACTACACCATCAAATCCATAGAGCAGACAGACAAAAGCGACAGCTCATTTTTATATGATTTGTGCAAGGATTACGGTCTCGGAATGAAAGTCTATAAGAACAAAATCGTGATATGGGGAAAAAGCAAATACGAAGGCAAAAAAGCCGCGGCAACCATAAAGCGTGCAGACTTCATCGGGGATGATTGGGACTACACAGACACACTGGAAGGCACGTACACCGGAGCCCGGACGTCATATAAAAAGGGCAATGACAGCAAGGAAATCAGCATCTATGTCGGACTGGTTGGAGAAAAAGCAAAAGGAGCCCGGACGCTGAAAATCAGCGAGCAGAGCGACAGCGAAAACGACGCCAGATACAAGGCTGCTGCCAAGGTCAACCTGGAGAACGAAAAAGCAACCGTGCTCACAGGAACGATATTCGCAAGGCCAGAAATCGTGGCCGGAATCTGCGTAACCGTGAAAGACCTCGGCAAGGCAAACGGAAAATACTTCGTGGATGAAGTGAAGACCAAAGTATCAGACAGCGGAACCACACAAGAGATTCAGCTGCACAAGTGTCAGAAGCAGCTCAAAGGAGATCCACCACCAGCGCCACCAGCACCACCGGCGCCAGCAAAGAAGACGTACAAAGTCGGCGACATTGTAAACTTCCATGGTGGCACGCATTACTACAGTTCATATCCCGGAGCGCGAGGCTACAGCGCAAGAGCAGGCAGAGCAAGGATAACGCTCGGACCTGACTGCAGAGGAAATGGCCACGCGCATCCATGGCACCTGATACACGTAGACAGCTCGTCGAACGTTTACGGATGGGTAGACGAGGGAACATTTGACTAGGAGGTAAATCATGGCAGACAGAACCATCAGAATCGGGAAGGTCTCGTCCGTTGATTACGGAAGCGGAATGATCAAGGTCACATATCCGGATCTCGACAATTCCGTGACCGACGACCTCCCTTATTTAACATTCAACGATGAATACAAGATGCCGAAGGTCGGAGCCAGCGTGCTGGTCGTTCATCTTTCAAACGGATCTGCGATGGGAATCGTGGCCGGAACGTACTGGAACAGCAGCCACAGACCACCGGTCAGCGGTAAAGGCGTATACAGAAAAGACCTGGCGCAGGCAATCGGTGAAGCCTTCCTGCAGTATTCAGGAGGCTCGCTGCAGATTCACGCGCCAGCAATCACGCTCGACGCTTCAAGGATCACACTGGCCACAAAGAGCGGAAGCGTCACCGCGGCCGAAATCATCAATCACATCAAAGGATAGGAGGTATTCAGATGGCGACATACAAAGTCACAGCGAGGTCGGGGCTCCGCGTGAGAAGCAAGCCGAACGGAACCATCCTGACAGCAATGCCATACGGAACCACAGTATCCGGAGATGGGAAAAAGCAAAGCGGATGGTACCACGTAAAGTACAAAGGAAGATGGGGCTGGTCTTATGGCCAATACCTGAAAACGGTCGCAGAGAAAAAGAAGACCGTGGCCAGCATTGCGGCCAAGAAGAAACCGGCCAAAAAGCCCAAGACGAAAAAAGCTAACAGCAAAAAGAAAACAGACACCAAGAAGAAGACCGACGAATCAAAGAACCGTGCAAAAGCAAAAGGAACACTCGGCTGCTGGGGCACAGATCTGATATTCGAGGTCAATAGCAAGAAGATCCTGACAGCTAAAGATATCAAGGTATCGCAGGACTCCAGATGGACGAAGCACAACATCCTTCAGAACGTGCCGCGCGGAGAATTTAGCGGTCCGGATACAATGGGCGTCACTCTTACCATCACGCTATCTGCAGAGCATGGCGTGAAGCCAAGAAGCATGGTCGAGAAGATCCGGAAAGCCAACCGGAGCGGACAGGTCGAATACCTGGTCATTGGAGGCAAAATCATGGGCTCTAATAAAATGGCAATCACAGCAACATCGGAGGCCTGGAACACGATCTACAACAAGGGCGAGCTTGTGAAAGCTAAGATCGACGTCACATTCATGGAATATTCATAAGGGAGGGAATCTAAGTGGCTTTTATAAGAATTAACCAGATCAAAGACGCGGACGGTTCCATCGAACCGGATGAATTGGAACTGGCCAACGACATCATCGAAGCAATGATGATCACAAGAAAAGGATCTATCCCTGGAAGCCGGGGATACGGTCTTACACAGATCTTTATTGACATGCCAGGGCCGGACGCAATCAACATGATCACAGTAGAGCTCGCAGAGGCGATGGACGAATACATACCAAGCCTGGAGCTTCAGGACATAAAAGGAACCCAGGACGAAGAAGGCGTGCTGGAGCTAGATATTTACTTAGGAAGGAGGTAAAAAGAGCATGGCAATCGAACAGATCGAGAGACTCCCGGACGTCAGCTTCATCGATGATGACATCAACCTGGATGGAATCCAGAAGCAGATGCTCCAGGACTACCAGGACAAATACATGGAGGAAACCGGAGAAGAAACCGTGCTGGACAGAGGCGAACCGATCGCCCTGATCTTATACGCCTGCAGCGTGCAGATTTACCAGATGTACATGTACGTCGATAGAGCCGGAAAGCAGAACCTTCTCAAGTACGCATTCGGAGCCTTCCTGGACAACCTGGCAGCGCTCAAGGGCATCGAGAGAACTGCTGCCAAGCCAGCGACCGTGACGATGCGCTTCACACTTTCAGAGGCGCAGACCGGAGCGATAGCAATCCCGGCCGGAACCAGAGTCACGGATGGCGAGGCATACTTCACGACCGATGAGTATGCGGAGATTAAAGCAGGAGAGACCACAGTCGACGTGGCCTGCACTTCCATCGAGACCGGCGTAGATCTGAATGGAATCCATGAGGGAGCCATCCAGACACTCGTGGATCCGATCCCGTACATAGAAAGCGTGACCAACATCACGGAAACAGATGGCGGCGCGGATCCGGAGAGCGACGAATCCCTGAAGGACAGAATCTACATCGCACCGTCCCGCTATTCAACAGCAGGAACCGAGGAAGCATATATCTACTGGGTAAAGACTTACAACAGCACCATCGCAGACGTCAAGGTTTCAAGTGATAACCCAGGCGAGGTAGATATCGTATTCCTGATGAATGACGGAATACCAAGCCAGGAGATGATCACAGGGCTGACGAAGTACATCACGGATCCGAACATCCGGCCGCTGACTGACAAGGTCGTCGTGAAGGCGCCAACAGCGGTGAATTACAGCATCAGCCTGACCTATTATATCAATTCTTCAGATTCAGGATCCGTGGCAACAATCCAGAGCGAGGTCGCCAAGGCAGTGGATGACTTCGTAACCTGGCAGCAGTCCAAGATCGGCCGAGACATCAACAGCTCGGAGCTGATCAAGAGAGTGACTGCAGCAGGAGCCAAGAGGGTAGAGATTAAGAGTCCGGTCTTTCAGAAGATCGGCGGCACTTCCATCGCGTACTGCACAAGCAAGAACGTGACATACGGAGGTGTTGAGGATGATTGATATTAGAAACGGAGAGCTCGCAGACCTCTGGCCGGATGAGACAAGTCCGGAATTTAAGAGCATAAGCTACGCGCTGCACATGGCAATTATTAGAATGCTGGAAAAAGCTGCAGGCGTAGGCAGCTCCTGCGACATCGACCACCTGGCAGAATCCACGCTGGACTACCTGGCCGTGGAGATGCGAGCCATGTACTACGACCAGGGCGCAGACATCGAGACAAAGCGCTCAATCATAAAGAACACGCTCAAGTGGTACACACAAGCCGGAACGGTCAAAGCAACAGAGGAACTGATCGCCTCAGTGTTCGGAGGCGATGCGAGACTGATCGAGTGGTTCGACTTTACCGAGCCGCCGATCGAAGCAAACACATTCGATGTGGAGACGGAGGCGCTGATGACAAAGGACATCATCAACGAGCTGACCTCGGTCATTAAAAAGGTCAAGAATTCAAAGTCCCATATTCGAAGGGTGACCGTGCTGCGAGAACTCCACTCAGCAGCAACCATGGCCACCTGCATCACAGCAATAAATGAATGCACCGTGAGCAATCACGAGATATCAGATACAGACGCAACCGAAGGAATGAACGTGGCAGCAGTCGCCGCACCGGTTACAGAGACCTACGCTCTGAATACCACAGCAGGAGACGTCCAGGCTACGGCCGGAGCATTTATCGCAAGTGCAACCGGTACCGAAGGAAGCACATACGTCCTGAATGATAATCAGGGAGCCACGGAGGCATCCGGCACCATCGATGTCGGGCCAGTCAATGCATCAGAGGAAAGCACCCACGCGCTGAACGCAGAAACCGGCAAAGCGGACCTCTCACAAAGCGAAAGAGCAGCCATGAGAGCAAACATCGACTATCAGACAACAACAGTCATAAAGGAGGAATAAATCAATGCTTATTTGGAATCCAAGTAAACTGACCACAAAAGGAAAAGCGCTCCTGGCAAAAGCCCAGGCGGGCAGATGCACAATCAAGATCACGAAGGCGCAGACCGGATCCGGTCAGTACAGCTCCGGAGAGGCAACAGACACCAGAACGTCACTCAAGGCACCAGTGCAGACACTGCCAATCCACAGCAAAGAGATCCAGAACGGAAGTACACTCGTTCTGAAGGTAGCGATCACAAATAAGACCAGCGACACGGACGTCCTGAAATCAGGATACGAAATCCGCGAGTTCGGTATTTTTGCACAGGATCCGGACGACGGCGAAATCTTATACAGCATCGCAACCGCAAGCACCAGCGACTACATGCCAGCATACAATGGCGTGATCCCGTCCGTCATTTCCATGAGTTACTACCTGGAGGTAGCCAACGCATCAAGCGTCACAATCGTGACCGCAGGAGGCCTGGCACTTCAGAGCGACCTGGAAGCACTGGCAGACAGAGTAACCATCATCGAACAGGCAGCCGTGAAGAAATACGGAGCCAGGAAGAAAGTCGGCCAGCAGAGCTGCGGCGCAGAGAGCTGGGAGAGACTCGGTGGAGCTGTCGGCCTTACAGCCAAGGCAGCAGTCGGAACCGGAGACGTCCAGAACGACTTCATGAAGTCGGTATATCCATACAATGCCTGCAGACCGTGCAACCTTTCAGAAGACAGAAAAGTCACCGCATACCTGGGAGACGCCAACTTCTCCTGGACCGGAGACAACGGAGACGTCATGCTGGAAATGCCGCTCTGCTATACATCCCGCTACTTTGAGACGGATAGCGACGGAGTAGAGTGGGAATACCGCTGGGTATCATCTGCACCGGTGGATGGCCTGCACGTCAACCCTGCATTCACAGACGGAAGCAGCATCAGCGACAAGATCTACATCCCAATCTTCAACGGATCTGCAGGAAAAGATGCAGCCACAGGAGCCAAGGACGTCATCCGTTCGATTGCCGGAGCGACACCGCTCACAGAGGCAACCAGGGCAACCTTCAGAACCCGCAGCCGCAACAAAGGCGAAGGCTGGCAGCTTGACGATGTATGGAACATGTTCCTGCTCGACCATTTATTTATAATCATGTTCGCAGGAACCCAGGCGCAGAGAATCCTCGGATCCGGACGTACCGAATTCAGAGAGAGTGGAGACGACAAGGCCCTGAAAGCCAAGACAGGAACCAACTGCATCACAATCGCAAGCGACAGAGCTGCGCAGTTCTTCGTAGGACAGCAGATCGCCATCGGAACAGCACTCTGGAATCATTCAGTATTATGGGGCAGAACGATCACGGCATTCAAGGCGTCAACAGAGGTGGAAGCAGCGACAGAAATCTACTTCGACGGAGATCCGGTGAATATCGCAGTCGGAAATGTAATCTGGTCATGCGTTCAGAAGACCGGTGAGACAACCGCAATGAAATGCCCGAACGGATGCCTGGAAAATCCCGAAGGGCCTACCGGAACCAAACTCTCCGGAAGACGTGCAGTCCGTTTCTTATGGATCGAGGACTGGTTCGGTAACATGTGGCAGTTCCGCGACGGAGTCAACATCAAGAACCGCCAGCACTACTGCTGCAATAAGCGTGCAAGCTACGCAGACGACACATACACCGGAGACTACCAGAAGCTCGGCTACGTATGCCCGACAAATGAAGGCTACATCAAAAAGATGGGATTCGACAGCCTGCATCCGGAGTACGAAATGCCGGTAGAAGTAGGAGGCGGAGCAGACAGCTACGTCGGAGACTATTACTATTCCTCCGAAGGAGGAACGCTGGTGATCTCTGGCGCTAACGTGTACGACGGTGCGGGTGCCGGACCTTTCTACCGGCGCTGTGGCAGCGGTACGGGTGATCTGTACTGGGCCGTCGGCGGTCGCCCTCATTGCCGCAAGGCTGCCATTTAAAGGGGGACCGGGGGAACTTTATCCCCCGGAACTACCGGCAGCATAACTGAAAAATAGGCAGGCGCAAAGACGAAGGCGCCTGCTGCCAATAAATAAAACTAAACACAGGGAGCGCAACTGCGCGCGGCTGGTGATCTCTGGCGCTAACGTGAACAACGGTACGAATGCCGGACCTTTCTACCGGAACTGTAACAACGGTACGGGTAATCTGAACTGGAACATCGGCGGTCGCCCACTTTGTTAGATTCTCGATTTTTTATGGCGTCATCGATTTATTCGTTAAGATAATGCCGCAGGTGCGCTTCCTTACCCCTTGGTAAAAATAGGCCGCGAATGGCGCTGGTTAGTACGCCAGGAATGGAGCTGGAAAGTCAGCGAGGCTAACAAAGAGAGTCTGAAAGGAGATATCCATTCATGGAAGATACACAAAAGCAAGACAAGCTACCACCAATCAAATACACGAAGCGAGTCGGTCACTTATTCGAGCACGTCCGAGACCTCGACAACCTGAAGGAAGCGATTAAGGACGCGGCGAGACATAAGCGGAAGCGCAAAGAAGTCCAGAAGGTCCTGGAGGACATCGATGGACATGCGCTGGAGCTGCAGAGGATGCTGGATGAGGAAACCTTCATCCCGGCCAAGTACACAATGCGACGAATCAACGATGGCATTCAGAAGAAGACCAGAGACATCGCAATCCCGCGATTCTGGCCAGATCAGTGTGTGCATCACGCATTCGTTCGCATTTTCAAACAGATCGTTCTGCATAGCGCCTATCCGTTCAGCTGCGGATGCGTACCGGGAAAAGGAACGCACGGAGCAAAGACCGCGATCGAGAAGTGGATCAGGAAGGATCCGAAGCATACCAAGTACGTCCTGAAGCTGGACGTCCGAAAATGCTATCCAACCATGAACCACGAAGAACTCCGGAAGAAGCTGCAACGCAGGATAAAAGATAAGAAGTTCCTGCGCCTGGCAGATCGGATCATCGCGAGCTTTCAACAGCCGATGGCCACGCACGAAAGACTGCTGCCGGAGACCGATGCGGTAGGCATCCCGGTCGGACTCTTTACCTCGCCATGGTTCTGCAACTTTTTCTTTCAGGACATCGACCACAAGGTCGCTGAGAAAACCGGAACCGCGCACAACGTGAGATACGTGGATGACATGGTCTTGTTTGATTCAAGCAAACGACGACTGCACAAAGCTCTCGAATTCATCGAAGCCGAAGTAAAAGCCACGAAGCAGACCGTCAAGGACAACTGGCAGGTCTTTATATTGAGCAAGCGCCCGCTTGACTTCTTAGGTTTCAAGTTTCATCCGAACAAGACAACCATCAGGAAGTCGATCATGCTAAGGATTAGCCGGAAAGCCAGGACGATCGCCAGAGCTGCATACGCATCCATCCGGAACGCGCACGCCATGGTTTCATACATCGGATACATCGTGAATTCAGACAGCCAGCACTTCTATGAGAAGTGGGTGCGGCCGTTTGTTAATATTAAGCATCTGAAAGGAGTAATCGCTGATGAAGACAGAAAGCAACATCAGGCCTGCGTCGAAGTTTGAAATTGAGGCGCTCCCGCCAATCGAAGGAAGATCCTGCACCGTCATTTTATATGACAATATCCAGGGACCATTCACACGCCAGGCTTCAGGAGAAGACCAGGAGCCACAGGAATACTTCACATTTGACCGCTACACAGTAGACACAATCTACAGAGAAGGCCTCGCTGCAGCAGTCGCAGCAGACACAGAGACCTGGATCCAGAATGCCAAGGAGGCGGAAGCATCCGGAGAACAGCCATCAGAGCTGGAAATCCTGACAAAGACCGTCACAAAGCAGCAGGCTCAGATCGAGTCGATCAACCAGAGCGTCGATGACATCACGCTCGCGATTCTTGGAGGTGAGTAAAATGTATGAAAGACTGAAAAGATTATACCAGGAAGGACGCGCGTCCGAAGCAATGCTGAAGAACGCAGTCAAGAGAGGATGGATCACAGATGAAGAAATGCAGGAGATCATCGCCTCAAAGAAAGAGCCAGAGGTTCCAGTGTCTACACCGGAATCCAGATAACACCTGCAGAAGGACATACGAGCCATGCACGGAAAGCTGCCGGTACTTCGGTACCTGCGGCGAGTGCGTGGCTTATTTTATTCCGGCAGGCCAGCAGCCATGCAGAAGCTGCAACAAATTAAATGCAGGATGGAGGTAGGAACCAATGGACATGACAACAATCGTCGTGGCCGCCAGCATTCCGTCCGCGTTCACAGGCTTCTGTTTCTGGCTCATCGAGCAGAATCTCAAGAAGCGTGCGGACAACGAAAAAGAGGAACGCGAGGAGCGCCAGAAACAGCTGGACGAACGCGAACAGATCAGAGAGAAGAATGAGCTCTGCATCATCAACAGCGTGAACGCAGCCATAGCGCTCGGAGAGGCCACAGCCAGAGCCGTGCAGAGAATCCCGGATGCACACTGCAACGGAGACATGCACGCAGCCCTGGACTACGCTCAGAAGGTCAAGCACGAACAAAAGAACTTTCTGAACGAGCAAGCACTGAAACATATCATCGAGGAAGGAGAACAAACATCATGAAAAACATCGACTGGAAAAGAAAACTGACAAGCAGAAAACTCTGGACAGCAGTGGCATCATTCGTATCAATGATGATCGTAGCCACAGGAGGCGCAGAGAACACAGCCACACAGGTGACGGCACTCATCATGGCCGGAGCATCCGTCGTGGCATACATCATCGGAGAAGGACTCACCGACTCCGCAAACATTGGATCCGACGATTCAGAGGAATAAGAAGCACAAAGCACCCAGGGCGGCCACCAGGCTGCCCTTTTTTATTTAGGAGGTATGCAAGATGGCAATCACAGAGAAACAGCAGAGATTCGTCGAAGACATAGCAAAGCACGTGCAAAAGTACGCGAGAGCATACGGAATCCTGGTACACAGTCCCATCATCGCCCAGGCGATCCTGGAATCCGGATGGGGAGAGAGCAAGCTGTCCGCGAAGTATCATAACTACTTCGGACTGAAATGCGGATCCAAATGGACCGGCAAGAGCGTCAACCTCACCACCCAGGAGGAATACCAGCCAGGAACCCTGACGACCATCAAGGATAATTTCAGGGTTTACGACAGCATGGAGGAAGGCGTCAAGGGATACTTTGAATTTATCCAGCTGCAGAGGTACCAGAATCTGCGAGGAATCACGGATCCGAAGGAATACCTGCAGACAATCAAAAACGACGGATATGCCACATCGAGCACATACGTCGAAAACAACTACCAACTGATCACTCAGTACAAACTCACTGAATATGACAAGAAAGGAGCAGAAATGAGCAAGATAGAAAAAGCAGTACAACAGATGGAAGCATGGGCCGGAAATGACTCACACGGATACGACCAGACATACAGATGGGGACAGCATGGAGACTTTGACTGCTCCGCAGCAGTGATCCAGGCGTGCGAGAACGCAGGAATCCCGGTCAAGAGCAAAGGCGCAACCTACACCGGCAACATGCTCGCGGTATTCAAAAAATGCGGATTCGTTGACGTTACCAGCAAGGTAAACCGCTTGACCGGCGCAGGGCTTCTCCGTGGAGACGTTCTCCTGAACACTTCACATCACACCGCAATGTACTGCGGCAACGGCAAAGAGGTAGAGGCAAGCATCAACGAAAAAGGAACCGCAACAGGCGGCAAACCTGGCGACCAGACAGGTAAAGAGTTCCTGATCAGAAGCTACCGCAACTATCCATGGACCAACGTCCTCAGATACGCTGCAGAGTCCCAGGCTTCCGGATCCGGAAAGAAAGACGTCACCACAGTGGCCAAGGAAGTGCTGGCAGGCGCATGGGGAAACGGCGATGATCGCAAGAAGAAGCTCCAGGCAGCAGGATATAACTATGCAGCAGTGCAGGCGGAAGTCAATCGCCTGGCCAAAGGTGGAAGCTCCACAAAGAAAAGCGT